GGTGGGTAAGACAGGGTCGTTTGAACCCTGTCACCCTTGTCGTGGGTCCAGTGCTTTACCATCTGATGATGACCTTTTACTAGACACTGACTTCATTGAAGAGGAGGATGAGAATGACTGACGTACACCGACTACCATGCCCTGATTGTGGTAGTAGTGATGCTCTCAGTGAGTACGAAGAGACAACACACTGTCATAGTTGTAAGAAGACTAGACCTAAGGATACACAAAAAAAGGATACTAATGTGAATGAAAACGTTAAAGAATCAACCCAACGTAGCCCACTTCCTGACATGGATCACACTGTCGTTGGTCCTATCGGTGACCGCAGTATTGTTGCTGATAGTGTTAGGGACTACGGTGTACGTCTCACTGTAGAAGGGTCCACTATAACCAAGCACCACTACCCTTACCATGACGCAGAAGGTACCATTGTTGCATGGAAGACACGCATCGTTGCCAACAAGACATTCCCTACGGCAGGTAACATCAAAGACTCTACCCTGTTCGGTCAGTCTAAGTTCACATCAGGTGGCAAGTACATCACACTGTGTGAGGGTGAGGTAGACACACTGTCTGCGTATCAGATGACAGGCTCCCGCTTTGCCTGTGTTGGTGTCAAGTCATCCGGTGATGCTTACAAGATGTGTAAGAAACAATACGAATACCTTGATAGCTATGACAACATCATCATTGCCTTCGATGCTGATGAGCCGGGACAAAAAGCAGCACACAGTGTTGCCTCCTTGTTCCCTAAGAAAACTAAGATCGTTAAGATGAAGAAGGATAAGGATGTTAACTGGTACCTGACTGAGGGTAAGGAGAAAGAGTACAGTGCTGCATGGTGGGCAGCTGAGCGTTACCAACCTGATGATATTATTACTGGCTTCGATAAGATGTGGGAGATTGCTAAACAGCCACGTCGTGAGGCTCTGTTCATGTACCCTTGGGATAAGCTTAATAAACTAACCTATGGTATTAGACCTACTGAGTTCGTTACTATCACAGCTGGCTCAGGGATGGGTAAGACACAGGTACTACGTGAGATATCTTGGCATGCCCTCTCAACAACCAATGAAAACATTGGGGTTATCTACCTTGAGGAGACAGCATGGGAGACAGGGATGGGTATTGCTTCTATCCATGGTAACAAACCCTTTCATCTACCTGATACTGACTACACTCAGGAGGAACTCAAGCAATCCTATCAGGCTACATGGGGTTCAGATAGGTTCCATACAATCAATGATAAGTGGCGAGAGAATACTATTGATTACATTGGTGATAAGATTAAGTTTTTTGCAAAGGGGATGGACTGTCGTATGGTTATCCTTGATCACATTAGCTTCATGGTATCAGACAACCCCGGTGACGAAAGGAAAACACTAGATGAGATTGCACACAAACTTAAGGCCCTTGCAGTCGAGCTGGATATATGCTTACTTGCAGTCTGTCACTCCAAACGACAGGCAGGGAAGCCCCATGAAGAAGGTGCAGCTACTAGCCTCGCAGATTTACGAGGAACAGCAGGAATTGGGCAGTTATCTAACATCGTCCTTGGACTGGAACGTAACGGACAAGCAGATGATATTACTGAACGGAACACAACTCTCGTTAGAGTGTTGAAGAACCGCTTCAGTGGTGCTACTGGTCCGACTAGTAGGGTACACTATGATAAATACACTGGTCGTTTAACTGAGATAGAAGATGAAGGAGAAAGTGAATGAGTAGAGAGATTAAGTATCTGTATGCTGCTAGGAAGAAAGCGGATGGACGTTTGATTTGCCTAAGTAACCATTCTGTGGTATGGTATCGTAACCTTGGGCATCTTCGACAAGCCTTGACTATAGCTGCAAAGTCTACACTTAACAAAGATAACTATGAGATAGTCAGGTATCAGGTGTGTGAAGATGGTACTGAACCAATGAGTAAGAAAGTTAAGTAAAGGAGACTAACTGTGACGACTAAGAGACAAGTCATCTGCGATATAGAGGCTAACGGACTGCTTGATAGCGTCAGTAAAGTCTGGTGTATTGTGGCTAAAGACTATGATACTGGTGAGGTATTCGAGTGGGACCCTCATAACTTACATGAGTTCCACTCATTTGCTAAGGAAGTACACCATTGGATTGGGCATAACTTCCTTGGGTATGACATGAAAGTCCTGAAGAGACTGATGAACATTAAGATAGCAGGGAACAGGGTCACTGATACCTTGCTAGTGTCAAGACTACAGCAGTACAGCCGCCCCGGTGGTCACAGTCTTGCTGCATGGGGTAAACAACTTGGCTTCCCTAAGCAGGACTTCACTGACTTCTCTGAGTATACACCTCAGATGTTAGAGTACTGTAAGAATGATGTTGAACTCAACTATCAGGTAGCATGCTATTTAAAATTAGAGGGCAAAGACTACGGAAGCAAACCAGCAGAGGAGATTGAACACGCTTCACAATATATTCTCGACAACCAACAAGAGTACGGCTTTGCCCTAAACGTTGAGAAGGCTATCCAACTGTTCACCATGTTCGGTAATGAGGCTAACAAGTTACAGGCTGAGATACTGAATGAGATGCCACCGATTGCTAAGAAGGTTAAGGAGATTGAGCCTAAATACAAGAAGGATGGTACGCTGTCTGTTGTTGGACTTAAGTTCTTTAATGATCACACTGTAGTGCACGGTCCTTTCACTCGTATCGAATGGGAAGTGTTCAACCTTGCATCTTCTAAGCAGAAGGTCAACAGACTTAACCCTCACTGGTCACCTGTTGTACGTACAAAAGGATACCGTAACCTACTTGACAAGTTGAACGGTCACCATGAGAAAGATTTAACAGTAACACAGGAAGAGTTCGATGACTTACAACAGTACATGTGGCAGGTCAGTGAAGAGAACCTTGCTACCCTATCTGAAGATGCCCCTCAGTCCCTTAAGAAGCTCTCTGAGTGGGCAATGTACTCTGCTAGGTACAAGGAGGTGGAAGGATGGTTAGACGCACTGGGTGACGACGACAGGGTACACGGGACTGTTTACTCAATTGGTGCCATTACGCACCGTATGTCTCATAACAGTCCAAACATGGCAAACATACCGGGCAGTGACTCCCCTTATGGAGAAGACTGTCGCTCTTGCTTTACTGTTAGTAACCCTGATACTCACGTCCTGTTAGGCTGTGATGCAGCAGGTATCCAACTCAGGATACTGGCCCACTACATGAATGACCCTGACTATACGAAGGAGGTAGTAGACGGAGACATACACAACAAGAACCTTGAAGCTATGGGTATTGACAAAGGAACATACAATGCAGAAGAAGAACAGTGGTCTGCCAGAGCCACAGCAAAGACTTTTATCTATGCTTGGTTACTTGGTGCAGGAAGCGAGAAGGTTGGACTTATCTGTGGTGGCTCACCCGATTACGGACGGAGAGTTGCAGGTCAGTTTCTCGACTCTCTCCCTGCCCTCGCAGCACTCAAGAAACGAGCAGCAAAGACAGCTAGAGTTGGAAGATTGGTCGGACTCGACGGCAGGTACATAGAGATCAAGTCAGCACACTTTGCATTGTCTTGTTACTTGCAAGGTGCTGAGTCTTGTATCATGAAGAGAGCTATGGTCACAAGTCACATTGACATAGCAAAGAAAGGCATTGATGCTAAGCAGGTAGCTGTTGTACATGATGAGTTTCAGTTCGAAGTTCTTAAAGAACACGCTGATACTCTTGGTGCTATACTTGTTAAGAATATAATCAATGCAGGGTTACACTTCAAACTAAACTGTCCATTGGATGCTGGTTATAAGATCGGTACCACATGGGCTGATACACACTAAAATAAACTATTGACGTTCTAAATAACTTAGTATACTATATAGGTATATTAAGTATTAATAACTAATTGGAGTATCTTATCTATGTCTAATAACAATGAAGCTATCATCGAAGTAACTTTGTACTGGCCTAACCTGAACCGTGTCAATGACATGAGCGGTAAGTATCAGGTAGACTACGGCTCACTAAGCAAGGAAGCTATCAAGACACTGCAAGACTTTGGTATCGAAGTTAAGACTGATCCACGTAAGAAGGAAGAGAACCCTGATCGTGGTCAGTTCGTAACAGCTAAGTCTGTCTTCCCCTTCAAGGTACTGTTCAAGCAAGGGGTACAGGTTGTTGACCCTGCTAACATCGGCAGTGGTTCAAAGGCCCGTGTTAAGTTCAGTCCGTATGCTTGGACATTCAAAGGTAAGAAGGGTGTATCAGTATCTACCAAGGTAGTGCAGATTACTGAGCTTGTTGAGTACACACGGGATGAAGACCCTGACTTTGCAGGTAGCAGTGAGGCCCCTGATACTCACTACGATGACATGTCCCTCGATGATGTGTTCTCAGCTGAGTAAGTAACAACAGGGCAGTGTACTGATGGGTGCGCTGCCCTAATTACTAGGAGTTAAGTAATGTTTAGTGAAGATACACTTGATGAATTAATGATCGTAACCCTTAAGGAACACCTTTACTACGAGGCTACGGAAACTGGTTCGAGTGAGGAATTCGTCGATGCTCTTCGTGTTATGATAGAGTACTTCGGACAGCCGGGAAAGGATTACTTCTATGAAACAGATTGAAACACTTGTAGATGACATCATGGCTATGGTTGATACAGGTATTAAAGAGATTAAAGATCATGACATACATGAGTTAATGGCAGACATTGAGTTCAGTGTGCGTAGGCAACTGACAACATCAGAGCGCCAAGAACATAACACAGTACGTATGTCCAACGTAGGTAAGCCTGACCGTCAGCTATGGTACGAGGTCAACGGTGCAGATGCTGAGGCACTGACACCACAGACACGTATCAAGTTTCTGTACGGTGACATCATCGAGGCTGTTGTTGTATTCCTTGCTAAGTCAGCAGGACATACAGTGGCTGACCAACAGAAAGAGGTATCGATTAATGGAATCAAAGGTCACATTGACTGCACTATTGATGGTGTTCTCGTTGATGTTAAGTCCACTTCACCCTTCGCTTTTAAGAAGTTCAAGGATGGTACCTTACCGGAAGATGATGCCTTTGGATACATCGGACAGATAGGATCGTATAAGTATGCAGGGAAGTGGGACCGAGCTGCTTTCCTTGCAATGGACAAGGTCGCTGCCAACATGGTGGTGTATGAGCCTGACCCTATTGACCTTGATGAGAATGCAGACGTAAGGGTTGATCATGTCAAGGCTATGGTAGCCTCTGATGTGGTACCTGATCGGTGCTTCGATGCAAAGGAAGATGGTAAGAGCGGTAACATGAAGCTCAATGTTAACTGTTCCTACTGTAAGTTTAAGCACACATGCTGGGCAGATGCTAACGATGGCAAGGGTCTACGTACCTTCTTCTATAGCACAGGTCCTCGCTTTCTCACTGATGTACAGCTACTACCTAAAGTTCCTGAGGCATTATGAAAAAGAAAGAACACCACTGGGTAGGTAGAAAACCTGACCCTGTTAAGTACTTCGGTTTTGTATATGAGATCACCAACCTTGCGACAGGTAGGAAGTACATTGGTAAGAAACAATACCAACGCTGGAGTAAGAAGAAACCAGTGGGGTCTAACAAGTGGGAGTTCTATACCTCATCCTCTAAAGAACTTAACGAAGACATCAATGAGATGGGTAAAGATTGGTTCTCTTTTAAGATACTGAAGAACTTAAAGACAAGGGGTGGCTTAAGTTACGTTGAAGCTAACCTACAACACAAGCACGATGTGTTAACTAAACTGGACAAGAACGGTGATCGTGCCTACTACAATAAACAGATCGCTGCAATCAGATGGATACCTAAGGAGTTTTAAAATGGATGATACCAAGTATGTAGGTAAAGAACTATACTTCGACCTCCTTGTAGCGAATGCTACTCTTAATCTCTTAAAGGAAGCTGGAGTAACTAAGTGGAAAGGTTACAGAGGTGCGTTAGAGGATGGCCTATGGTCATTAGACGACCTAGAAGAACAAATATATATGCGTGTCTATGTTGATTATGATGAAGAGGAAGGGTATTAAAATGGAAACACCAACCAATAAAGAACTATCCCGTGAGATTAAGTTCCTATGGGATGCTCACCAACAGCTAACAAATAGGTACAACTTCCTTCTTGACTCTTTACATCAGGGACGTAAGATAAAATACGAGGCACACGAGATGCCTAACATAGCCCCTTGCTATGGAGACTATGATGACTGATCATCTAGTTATATTCGACGTACAAGTTAAGCCTACAAGTAACCTGTCCCATCTACCTGCCTTAGGACAGTACATTGTTAAGCATCAGCCTGAGAAGATCATAGTCATTGGTGACTGGTGGGACATGCACTCACTGTCCAGCTATGACCGTGGTACTAAGAAGGCTGAGGGTGCCAGATATCAGGACGACATTGACTGCGGTGTTGCCGCTATGAAGACATTGTTTCGTCCTATGTTTGAATATAACCGTAAGAAGAAGGCACAGAAACATCGGCCCTACTACCCTGAGATGCACTTCACCATGGGTAATCATGAGGAACGTATCGCAAGACACATTAACTCTAACCCTCACCTACATGGTGCTATAGGATACCAAGACCTTAAGCTAGACAAGTTCGGCTTCATTGTCCATGACTTCCTACAGCCTGTGATCGTTGATGGTATTGAGTATGTACACTACGTTCAGAACCGTAACAGTCCTAACCCTAAGGCATCGTCTAAGATGGCTATGCAACAGACTAAGATGTCCACTACACAGGGTCACCGTCCATGTCTTGATATATCAACTGACTGGGCTGATGACAAAGGTATGTTGTGGTCTATTACCTGTGGCTCCAGCTACCTTGATGACGAAGAGTACAAGGGTGCACAGGGTAACAAACACTGGCGTGGTATCGTCCACAAACGCAACGTAAACAATGGAGACTTTGACCCTGAGTTCATTCGTCTTAGTTCTCTGATGAAAGGGGCCTACTGATGTATGATAACATAGAAACACAGGCTATCAAAGATGCCTTGGCTGACCGCTACATAGCAGCAGAGATTGTTGATCTGCTAGACTTGACAGCTGATGAGATCATTGATATACTTCAGGATAAGATATTTAAGAACCTTGAACTGTTTGATCTTATTGATCGTGACTTCACCCTTGAGTACCATACTGGAGAAGAGGATGATATTTAAGAAAGCTAAGCCTGAAGTAGAACTTAACGATACCTTTGCTTCTTCAATCTTTACCCCTGATATATTGGTCAATCGTATCCACCTTATAGTAGGGCTGCTCAGAGAGAAGGAATTAACAGAGGACCCCTACAGTACGATACAACTCAACCGTTGTATTGAATTAACTTTTGAATCTCTTAGCTTAGAGGAAGAGTGGCCTAATGAAACAATCAACTAGAGAAAATAAAGTACAACAGTTCCATAAAGGGATGGACCTGCCTATTGATCACCAGATGTACAGCTCCCTCCTCCATCTGCGAAGCCGTCTCATCCTTGAGGAAGCACAGGAAGTAGCTGAAGCGTTGGGCGACATTGCAGTTGCCAATGCATTCCAACGACCTGTCTCAGTACAAGAGAAGACTAACCTTCTGAAAGAACTATGTGACCTACAGTATGTCCTGTCAGGCACCATAGTATCCTTCAAAGATATACCTACTAATTCCTTTGATGTTGCCTTTAACAGGGTACATCAGAGTAACATGAGTAAGCTGGATGACAATGGCTGTCCAGTATATGACATAGGTGGTAAGGTTCTTAAAGGACCTAACTACGTAGCCCCTGACCTTGAAGACTTAGTATAATAAATAGAGGAAGACTGTTAATGAATACATACGGACCACAAGTAAAAGAATGTTCTGAACTCCACGCAACAAAGTACAGGTTACCTAATGAAACTTTTCAAGAGTGTGCAGCACGTAACGCAGCGGCTATGGCAGACGACGAAGCACATCGTCAGAAGCTTAAGTCAATCTTTCAAGAGCAACGCTTCATGGGTGCAGGGCGTGTGCAGAGCGCCATGGGT